TGACACTGCTTCTACGGCTCTAATTGATTTGTGTATTTGTGCTGCTAGTTCTTCTTCAGCTGCTGGTTGTCGTGCTGACACTGCTGGTGGTTCTTCAGCTGCTGGTTGTGGTGCTTCTACGGCTCTAATTGATTTGTGTATTTGCAATGCTGCTAATTCTTCTGGATTATTATTTGCCATACTTTAATTATTATTATAATTTAAAAAAAAATTAAATCCTAATGATTAAATGGAACAATTAATTTTAAATCTATTTGATGCTGGATGTATTCAATTTGGAAAATTCACATTAAAAAGTCGTGTAGTATCTCCTATTTATATAGACTTCAAAGCGGTAGTATCATATCCAGAAATAGTAAATGATATTGTTAATTTATTCGGCGAAAGAATGAAAACGCTTAACCTATTATACTCACGACTTTGTGGAGTTCCATATGGTGGAATTGTATTCACTAGTTTACTTTCTCAATCAACAGGGAAACCTATGCTTATTGTTCGCAAAGAAGCAAAGAAATATGGAATGAAAAAACTAATAGAAGGCGAATACAAAGAAGGAGATACAATTGTTTTAGTGGAAGATATTATAAGCACCGGTAAAAGTATAATAGAATTCGCTACAAAACTAGTAAGACAAAAATTAAAAATACAAGACATACTAGTAATTTGTGATAGAAGATTACACCATCAAAATGACCTGAATGACTATAAAATACATAGTCTTTTCACTATTCATGATTTATTATCTGTTCTCTTTAGAAATGAAAAGATAAGCCGTGAAACATTTCTAGAAGTGTATTCATTCATTATAAATTCAAGTCCAGTAAAGAATACTAGAGATATTACTTTTATAAGAGAAAACTTCGATACACCTATGAAACTTAAAATATCCGATAAAATTATTCGTAAACAGAGTAATATTTGTTTTTCTTACTTTGAAACCGATTTTTTCAAATTACTAGATGTTGTAGGAAGAGTTGGAGGAAGTATAGCTATTTTAATATACAACTCTAGTATTATTACTGACTTTAATCAGGAAAAGGCAGCATTACTAAAAAAATTAGCGAATGAAAAAAACTTTGCGTTATTTGACCACCTACTGCTAGGTAATAAAACTGAAATAGTAGAAAAACAGTTATTGGCAGCAGGTTGTGTTGCCGATATAGTTAGTGTATCGCAAAACTTCGCAGAAGCAAATGCCGCCATAAAAGCAGTCAACAAACGAAATAAAATTAATACTGGTATTGTTTGGGATATTCCTAATGAATTATCCGATAACGATAAATTACAGGTGTATAATAGAGGAAATGACTATACTGAAAACCTAATTGGATTTTACTGTAATAAAAGAAGCATACTTATGGCAAATGACCTGGCATTTTACTTTACCGATTTCCTAAACACTACCGATGTAAATGAACCTATCCTTTTAAGACATAGAAATATGTGCGACCTTTTCACTATTAACTATAAAAGTATTCAATTTAATACACAACCAGGTAAATGGGTTGATAATATGCGTAAAATATGCTGGAATATTCTTAATGGGAAAAACGCTACTATCGAATGAGAATGAGAATAATAATAATAAATTCTAACTTTTTGTTTACTTAAACCCTGTTCTAAACTAGAATATAATTATGACAGACCAAGATGAAATGAGCCTTATTATGTATTATAATTCTATAAGAAAGAACTATATCGATGATATTAAAGTATTAATTGAAAATGGCTGTAAAAACCGCGCCATTCTTTCTTTCAAATATGACTATTTAAATTTTATTATTAACCTTATGCAAATTCTTATTATTTTAATTTCTGCGACTGTAACTCTTATGGAATCAATAAAAACATATTATAACAAAGAAAATGAAGCAATAGACGTATCTTCTATACTTTTCACATCATTCATAGGTATTATCATGACTCTTTATAGGTTCCTAAAATTAGAAAACAAGAAAGAGAGAACTGGTAATATTTTAGAAAGTTATAATTTGATTTTGAATAAATTACAAAGGGTAAAAAACACTATGAAGAATATGGTAATCAAAAGTGATAATACTGAAGAGTGGGCTATTATTTCTAATAGTTATACAAACGAGACACTCATATCTTATATTAGTATTAAAGAATCATTTGATAATAATCTATCATACAAAGAATCACTTTACTATCAAAATAAATACGCCAAGTTCTTTTTGAGGGAAAAGTTTTTAGAGAATGAATTAAATACTATTATTAACTTTAACCATATGCCTCATACACAATTTAAAACTAATAATTGTTTAGGATTGAGGAAATTTGACTATAATAAATTTATTAGATTGTATGACACTAAAAATACTGAAAAATCTTTGAAGAAGAAGGGGTCTCAGCGAACAAATCAAGAAATTTACTTTAAATTATTAAATTCTAGAAATATCGAAGACTATAGAGACAATTTTTTGAAGGCAACAAATGAAACTGAACAAATTTCAAATAGAGGACGAGCAAGTTTTGATACTTCGGGAAGAGGTATATCATCTCCTGGAATACCTAATAATGTTATAAGTAGTTGTAGTATGATACCCGATTCACCAAGAACCCGAAATCCTAGACCTGTCTCATACTATGATGACACAGACACGTTTAGATTAAAATATGTTAGACCAAAAAAAAGCACAGAATTAGAAGATGGTTATAGTGATAGTGAAGTTGAAACAGAGCCTCCATCTTCTACAGATGAGGATGACCCATTACCTCCTGATTTCCCACCTGCTCCTGACCGTCCTCCACCAGAACCTCCCACAGAGCAAAGTATTACAGTAGAAATTGCGGAACCTACAGAACCGGTTGATAAGAAGAAAGAAAGAGGTCCAAACAAAAATAGTGGAAGACGAAGAGTAAAGAAATTGGATAATGGATTAGTAATATTTGAATTATGATTAATTAATTAGTGCGTTTAAATTGGAAAAAATATTAGGCCAAGAATAATAATACAAATAAAAAATGACTAGATATTTATCTGATACTCAGGATTATGAAAATGTATTTAATAATCAACCAGACAATAAATTATTAGTAGTATGCTACACAGCTAGTTGGTGTGGTCCTTGTAAAACTATAATGAGCCCTCTTTGCGAAAAAGTAGCGGGTTCAAACCCCAACATTACTATTGTTAAGGTAGATGTTGATGAATGTGAAGAGCTAGCTAGCATTCACGAAATAAGTTGTATGCCAACATTACATTTTATTAAAAACAAAACAATTCTCTATAAATTAGAAGGTGCCGATACTAATATGTTTTTAAAACTTATTGGAGACTTTGCATGAATCAATAAATCAATAAATTATAATTTATTCGGGGAAATCGACAAATTCAAAAGGCTCGGCAAATTCATTCACCATTCCCTTTAGTCTATCAATTTCACCCTTATATTTTTCATTTGCTACACGTTTAAAATCTACTAAACGCTTCCCACTCTCACCCTGGATTAATCGGGATAATTCAACTGTTTCAATAATTAAATCTCCTACCTTACGAAAATCATCTTCTGTGAATCCTCGTGTAGTAAGAGCAGATGTTCCCAAACGAATACCACTAGGATTACTGGCTGAAGTATCTCCTGGAACACTATTCTTATTAATACTAATATCAACCAACTCAGCAATATATTCTACCTTACTTCCTGTGACACCCTTATTTTTAAGATTAACCAATACAATATGGTTATCGGTTCCTCCTGTCACTAGTTCATAACCATTTTCAACGAGATGACCTGCCAACACCTTCGCATTTCTCTTTACCTGTCTAATATAATCCCGAAATTCATCTGTGCAGACTTCACTAAGCTGTGTAGCTAATCCAGCAATTTGATGGTTATGAGGACCTCCCTGTAATCCTGGGAAAACAGAGAAATCAATCTGTTCGCTTAAGTGTTGTTTTGAAAAAATAATTCCACTTCTTGGACCACGAAGTGTTTTATGTGTAGTGCTAGTGACTACATCACAATATTCAAACGGACTATTCATTTCACTTGTTGCTACCAAACCACTAATGTGTGCCATGTCGCACATTAAATAACTTCCATTAATATCCGCTATCTCTCTAAATCTCTTATAATCAAAGTCTCGTGGATAAGCACTAGCACCACAAATAATCATCTGTGGCTTATAATCACGTGCTATTCTCTCTAATGAATCATAATCTATATAACCCTCAGAATTTACTTTGTATGGAAAACTCTCAAAAACAATACTAGTAGCGCTAATTTTCTTTTTACCTGTGTAAAACCCGTGTGTTAAATGGCCGCCACTAGGTAAATCCAATCCCATAATGCGGTCGTGTGGCTTCAAAAGACCAAGATAAACAGCCATATTAGCAGGTGAACCACTATAAGGCTGGACATTAACCCGCCATTCATTACAATTCAAATTATAGGCAGCTAATGCTCGTTCCTTACATAATTGTTCCACTTCATCAATATGTTTGCATCCTCCATAATATCTAGCTCCTACTTGTCCTTCCGAATATTTATTTGTAAGAATACTTCCTAAACATTCCATTACACTCCTAGATGTGAAATTTTCACTAGCAATTAACTCTAAACCTCTTCTTTGTCTTTGGTATTCCTTCTTAATAATATTAAAAAGTTTGGGGTCTCTAACCTTTAATAACTTATTCATTTTTTATAAACTAATACTTTTTCTTTGTCTTAGATTTAAAAAAATAAAATATTTTGATATTATAAAAAACAAATGGATTTCGATAAAGATACATGGACAATTATAGATAGTTATTTTCGAGACAATAAAAACTATCTAGTAAAACACCACCTCGATAGTTTTAATGATTTTATCGGTAATAAGATACCTTTAATTCTCCAACAATATAATCCACAAGTTCACGTTAAAGAACTTATTCCAGAAACAGATTTATATAAATACGAAACTCACGTATATTTTGGTGGTGAAGATGGAAGTGAAGTCTTCATAGGAAAACCTATTATTTATAATGAATCAACTGGACGTCCCGAGTTGAAGCAGATGTATCCTAACGAAGCTCGTCTTAAAAATTTATCATATGCCGCACATATACTTTGTAATGTTTATGTAAAATATTTGATAAGAAACCCCGACGATTTAGAAGAAGAACCTCGTGAGATTACAAAAACATTTGAAAAAGTAGTTATTGGTAAAATTCCTATTATGCTTCAAAGTAAAGCCTGTATTTTGCGTGATTTACCTTCAAAATTAAGAAGAGAAATGGGTGAATGCAGTTTCGACCAGGGTGGTTATTTCATTATTGATGGTGCCGAAAAGGTAATCGTATCACACGAAAGAAAGGCTGAAAACAAGCTTTATATACTTAAAAGCAACGATATGGATAACACAGTCCAGTATTCAGCACAAATTAAGAGTGTGCCCGATGACTCATTCAAATTCGCAAGAACTACTGTTGTAAATGTAAATAGATACGTCCAAAATGACTACGAAAGACGCGAAGGTATAAAATCCGACAACTGTGGTCCTATGACTGTAAGACTTCCTATGATGAGACGCCAAATTCCATTATTTATTGTTTTCCGTCTATTAGGTATTGAAAGCGACCGTGAAATTTTTGAATATATTCTAGGAAACTTGGATACACACGAAAGTAAGTTATTCATCGATGACCTCCAGCAATCAGTATTAGATACTGGGCCTATTTTTACACAAGTTGCTGCTATAAAATACTGTGCTAACCTTTCAAACGGAAACTCTATTTCACACATTCTCGATGTTATTCGCACCGATTTATTTCCCCATATAGGAGATAACTTTGTAGACAAAGCATATTATCTCGGTTATCTAGTTAATAAAATACTTTGTGTGAAACATGACATAGAACCACCTACTGACCGTGATTCATTCCTCTACAAACGAGTTGATTTATCTGGTTTCCTATTAGCCAATCTTTTCCGTGAAAGTTATAAACAATTCCAACGTGATTCAAAAATTGCCGTAGATACTGAGTATCGTTTTAACACAAATCAATACCAAGGTGATAACTACAGTAATATTATCAATAGCGATAATTTGATTAAAATGTTTGACCCTATGGTTATTGAAAAAGCATTTATGAAATCATTCAAAATTGGAACTATTTTAAACAAAGTAGGATTAGTCCAAGCATTAAATAGGCTTAGTAGTGTAGGTGCTGTTTCTCATTTGCGCCGTATAAATACCCCAGATACAAATGTTATGATAGGTCAGCGTAAATTACACAGCACGCAATATGGTTTCATATGTGCTGCCGAAACACCCGATGGTAGTAATATTGGTATTAAAAAGCATATGACTATGTTAGCACATATTACTTTTGGTTGTAGTGCTAAACCAGTTATTAAACTCTGTTATGAAATGGGTGTAGTTCCTCTTTCAAGCCTTCCACCAAAAGATGTTTTTAAGAAAGTAAAGGTATTTGTTAATGGTAATTGGATAGGTATTCATGAAGACCCAGCAAGATTTTTAGATTTAATGAAACTCTATAGAAGAAATGGTGTAATTAATATTTTTACAAGTATTTCTTGGAATATCCAGATGATGGAGATACATTTCCTAACTGATAGTGGTCGTTTATGTCGTCCTATGTATGTCCTTGAAGATAATAAAATTAAGGCTACTCCTGAACTCATTACCGCAATCAAAAGCGGTCAGTTGAAATGGAACAATCTAGTAAGCGGTGTAAATCGCGAAGATGGTGAAATTGATTACTACAACTGTAATTATATTTGTCCTGGTGAAGATGACACCGATGTTAACACAGCTGTTGCTAGAAGTGGTAAGAAAACAAAAGAAGCAGTAGTAGAATATTCGCTCGATAAACTATTGAGTGGTGCTGGAATTATTGACTTCTTAGATACAGACGAACTTATAAATTGTCATATTGTAAATACTCCAAACGAAGTTGACCCTGATTTCAAATACGAATATTGCGAATTACACCCTTGTCTCATTCTTGGAGCCTTAGGTTTCACAATTCCATTTAGTAATATGAGTCAGGCACCTAGAAATGTATATGGAACAGGGCAAACTAAACAAAGTGTAGGTGTTTATGTTTCAAACTACAGAAATCGTATGGATGGCACAGCAAATGTTCTAATGTGTCCTCAAAAACCACTCATTCAAACAAGACTTTCAAAATATACTATGGTAAATGATTTACCTACTGGTATTAATGCTATAGTAGCAATTGCCTGTTATTCAGGATATAACCAGGAAGACTCTGTTATTTTTAACAAGAGTAGTATGGAACGTGGATTATTCCGTAGTTTCTACTTTAAAACATATAGTTCTATGGAAACAGCTGACACCAGAGACCAGAGTTTCAGTAGTTTCTTCTCTCCTGAAGATACAGATAAAGATGTTAATGTAAAGAGTGAATATAATTATACTAAAGTAGATAAAAATGGGTTTGTTAAAGAAGGAATACAGGTATCTGATAATGATGTATTAATTAGTAAATACTCTAGTAATGGAATTGAAAATATGGATGACTCAGAGGTAGTTAAACCTGATGGAACTGGGGTTGTTGACAAGGTATTCTCTGACTATATGAATACAAATAACTTACGTATGTGTAAGGTACGCGTTGTTTCCACTCGCGAACCAGCCTTAGGTGATAAATTTGCTAGTCGCCACGGTCAAAAGGGAACTGTGGGTATGGTATTAAGGCAAGAAGATATGCCTTTCAGTAAAGACGGTATTGTTCCAGATATTATTGTTAACCCACACGCTTTCCCCAGTCGTATGACTTTAGGTCAGTTCCTTGAGAGTGTAATTGGTAAAACATGCGCCAATCACGGATTCTATAGTGATGGAACACCATTTACTGATATAGATATTGAACCTTTCGCACAAGTATTGGAAGACAAATACAATTACGAGAAGTATGGAAATGAAGTTCTTTATAATGGTATTTTTGGAACACAGATTGAATGTAGTATCTTTATGGGTCCAACGTATTATCAACGTTTGAAGCATATGGTTAAAGACAAAGTAAATTCAAGAGCTAGAGGTAAAATGACTTTAAAGAATAGACAGCCTCCAAGTGGTCGCTCAGCTGGGGGTGGTTTAAGAATTGGTGAGATGGAACGTGATGCCGTTATCGCACACGGCGCGCTTCAGTTCTTGAAAGAAAGCACTATGGAACGTAGTGATAAATATGAAATGTATTTGTCTGAAAATAGTGGTCAAATTGCTATAGCAAATCCTAGTAAAAACAGATATGTCTGTCCTAACGTTGATGGTCCACTAGAATTTAATGAAGATACACTTGAGTTAGAATCACTTAATAGTAAAAAAACAGATATAGTGAAAGTTGAAGTTCCATATAATGTTAAAATGATGAGTCAAGAATGTGAGGCTATGGGTATTAGTATGAGACTTATTGTTAAAGGACAAGCTGAACGTGAAGAAATGGTATTGAAGAAACCTAAACAATTTATTCCTCAAATTCGTCAAAAGGTTAAAGCGGCTGACAAGGCTACTAAAGCAGATAAGACTAAGGGTAAAGACAAAAAGGCTGTAGCTCCTCCACCACTTAGTGCATATGGAGCCGCAGAACCATACGCTCAGTCTTATGAACGTTTTAGAGTAGGTGATGATGTTTCAGTTAGCAAATCAGGGTTTATGTATGACAATTTATTATGTAAGATTATAGGTTCAGTAGGAGAAGGATATACAAAGAAATACGAATTACAGGTTATTGAAGTCGATACTACAGGACAAGGTCGCACAGGTTCTATATTCCAAATCGAAGAATACTACATTAGAGAGCAGATGCACACTTACCAACCACACTCGCCCACCGGAGACTTTGGAGGATATGCTCCATATAGTCCTAAATCACCACCACTTCCACCTGGAGGATTTGCTCCACATAGTCCTAAATCACCACCACTTCCACCAGGAGGATTTGCTCCTTATAGTCCAAAGAGCCCACCACTACCACCAGGAGAAGGACCAACTGATGTATTCACATTTGATAAGACAGACATGAAAGTAGATAAGTTTTACTTAGGACAAACTGTTTTAGTATCAAAACCAGGAGAATACAACGGACAGCTTGCCGAAGTAATAGAAAGAATTGGAGATAGTGGATACAAAGTTAAGACAACTGAACCTGGTATGACACCAACAGAACTAGAGTTAGATGAGAGTGAATTAAAGGAACTTGAACCACATACTCCAACATTAGCACCACAAGTAGTTGAAGAACATCAAGAAATGAGAGCCGATATTGAAAGTCATGAAGAAGTATGGAAAGAATTATTCCTTAGAAATTATAGTGAAGAAGAATTACAAAAGATGGCAAGTTTAATTACAAGTTATAACCAAGCAGAACTTAAAAAGTTGAATTTAGCAGAAAACTTATATGTTGTAGTAGTTGATGAAGATTTCGACCGTAGCCTCTTATTCAAGATTATACCTGAAAATGATACTAGAGTTATTGAGGGACAATATTATACTCCAATTAACCTTGTAGGATTTAATATTGATGCTGGATTAGAAATAGACAACGTTTATAAATTATTCAGTTATCAGGGAGAACAGCCAAGACCATATTCTCCTACATATTTACCAGGAGATGATACACCTTACGCTAGCCCAGAAACCCCAGTAAGCCCAAACGTCCCTGAAGACGAAGACGAAGGTAAAGACAAAACTGAAAAATAATTTAATTCTTTGATACTTCTATAAAATTAGTAATTACAGAAAGCACAATAAGAATTATTCCTACAAAAAATGCTCTTTGCTCTTTTACTAGAATATTTATGAAACCCTTAAAGAACATAATATATTTATCAAAATAATATTTTAGTAAATAGTAAACATCATTATTATTATTCCCAGTATTGTAAGACTCAATATCATAATTTCCTACCTCTGTCATTAATTTACGAGTATCATCTACAATATTATTGAGTGTTCCAAGTGTTTTGCTGCGAATTGTCTCGATGTCGTTTAATTCATTAAATGCCTTCTTGGATTCTTCACTTTCCTTGGTAGTTTTATTAACAATAAATTTTTGATATTCACTTATTTCATTATTTTGTAATTCACGATTAACTTCAAATGAGTCTGTTTTATTTAACTGTTCGAATAAGAGACTTCCTGGCTTACTAAAATCTATTAGTTTACTTTCTACCTCTTCCTTTCTTTCTTTTTCTACTTTTTCTATTTTACTTTTAATTTTATCAACAATTTTATATTTCTTAAAAATTGGTTCATTTTCTATTTTATAGTCATCTAACTTTACTTGTTCTAATGTTTGAACTACCCAGTTATCTCCAGATAAATCATCATCAGGGAACCTAGTTTTCAAGTCATTAGTTTTAATTATTCCATAATGTTCAAAGCAAATCATAAGAGAACCTAAGTCCTTAACTTTTTGACTATAATACAACTCAAGAGGTTTTAAATTCTTTAATTTATTGTAGTGTTTATTATCCTTATCAATAATTTCCAAAAACTCTAGTAATTTAAATTGTTTCTCTGAGAATTTTTTAGTTTGAATGAAATAATCAACTGATAACTTTTCAATACTATCAATTCCAAACTCAGAAATAATAAAACTACTATTAACTACATCATTAAAATCCTTCTTGTGTTCATTAATTATAATACCTACAGTTTTTATACTTAAGTTGTAAATATGGTATAAATCGCCTATCTTATCCATTAAAGTTTCTTTTAGTCTCCAATTATTTACTTCTTGTTCGGACTCTTCTTGCTTTTTATAGTTATAACTAGAATTTATTGCATCAAAAATGTCTTCGAAACAATTTTGCTTAATAATTGTTCTAACTTTTTCAGGTGGAATTCTAAAAAATATGTTAAACATGTATTCTAAATTAGCTAATTCACTTACTTTTATTTTTGTTGGAGCGGTTCCACCAGTTTCATCTATATTACATTTTTTTACAGGAACTTCGGCTTTTAACGTTTTTAATTTCTGTAATTCTTTACTTTCAGCGACTTTTATAATTGAATTTTGAAATCCTTCCTGTTTATCTTTGGCATTTTTGTGGATAAGTCCAGCTACAAACAATCCCAATAGTCCTAGAGTTAATAAAAATGTATTCTTCTTTTTCGCACTATAACCAAGGAATACTAGAGATAAACCAAGTGTAAATATTTGTAGGTAATAGCGTGATAATAATAAAACGGCTACTATTACAATAATAAAAAAAGGTATCTTCTTTTTATCAAATTCCATACTTAGATATATATAACATAATTTTTACTTAGATTACATCAATCAAATTGATATGGGAAAGCATCATACGACGGCAACAATATCTCTTAAGTCCAATCTGGTCTAGCGCTTTTCCTTCTGGTGTTTCTGCTACCTTATCTCTTGAAACCTTAAGAATAGTATCTTCGTTGGGCATTCCCATAGATTTACGGTTTTCTTCTACAAGACTTTGATAAGTATTATATTTATCGGCAATAATCTTGCCACAAGTGAAGCAACGAACTGGAATAATCATAGTTGGTGTATATATTATACTTTATCTTTTTATTTTAAATCAATTTTACTTAAAAAAAAGCGGAATGAAAATAATATAATAGATATGGCGGAAAAATCATTAGCAAAGAGTGCGCTAGAATTTTTGAATAATGTCTTTTTAGAAAGAGACCCTAGAAATTCTATCCTCGACCCTATGACATGTATAGTAAGACTAGGTATTCTAGGATTTAAGGAATGTGGAACAAAGGTAAGTGTATCTGATAATAGTATTAAATTCAATAACCCTAACATCTTTCAAGGAGCAAAGAGATGGTCTATGGGTGATAATAGAGAGGATTTACATAACATTTATAATCCTATAAGAAAGGTAGTATCTTGGTTCAATTTAAATGCTCCAGAGATTAATGGTATTATCAAATATGCTATTAGAGGAATACATTTACTAAAAAGTAGTTATAATCAAAATAGTATTGTTTCTCATACCCTAAATCTTTACATTCAGGAACTTGAAATTGCTCTTCAACGTTCGAAATTAGATACCGAATCACAAGGAACTGATGTAATTCCTGAAAGCGAAGAAGATACTAGTGGGCTAATGGGTGGAAGTAAATCACCAAAAACTAGAAGACAAAAACGAGGAGGAAATTATCACAATCACAACCAAGAGCAAGATAGGAAAAGAGAAGTAGATGAACAAGACAGGGAATCTTCAAGAAACGACACTCATAATTTCTTCTTGGAAGTAGAACAGGAAGTAAAAAATAAGCATATATATGAATTTTTTAGGAAACTATGGAATGAAAATGAAATAACTATATGCTATAATCTACTTGTAGAAATGAGTAAATGTAGGGAAAAGCCTGAAGAATTAGAAAATTATATTAGAAGTTTAGATGCTATACTTTCTATGAAAGAGCAGAAAACCAAAGAATTATTAACAGAAACATCTACAATCTTAGAATAAGAATTAATTAAGAATTAATACTAATAATTTTTTAATTGGTGAATATATAACATGCCTATTTACAATACTGTTACTATGAGTAAAAAAATAAATGAGTTATCTGAAGAAATGGAGATATTGAATAAAAAACTAGATGAAGTTATTAAAAATCAGTTAAATGAACGTGAGGGTTTTGTAGAAGTAGTATCATCTATCAACCTTTTAAAGATAGAACAATTTAAAATAACTGAAGAATTAACCACAATAAAAGATAGATTTTGCCAAAAACCTAAGATAGAAGAAATTTCAACAGAATTATCAACATTATTAGACGTTAATGATATGGATAAATATACGGATAATTTGAAGTTTGTTGGAGTTTCTAAAATAGAAGACTTGCTATTACTTGATATTAACGATTTATGTGAGAATGGAATTCTTTATTTTGATAGTAAAAAGATATTGATTGCTGCTAAGGCCGCTATAGAAAATCGCGATTTAATGAGTTAGTTCTTATCTTACAAGATTTTTTAAAGTGAAATTAGTAAGTTTATTTAAATCTGGTCCCTCATCATAAAATGTCTTGGTTACGATATCATTCTGAACAAATATAGTTGGTAGAAATTTAATTTTAAATTTTTTACACAAATTACTAGACTCGCTATCTTTTTCGCAATTAACCAATTTAAATTCTAATTTATTTGTAAATCTTGTATCTTTTATGAGTGAGTTCCATATTGGAAGCATCTTTTGGGAATGACCACACCATTCAGTATAAAACATATACATTACTGGTTTATAATTTTGAAATGCTTCATATTCCTTTTTACTTTTTAAAACGTGGAGTATTACAATAACTACTCCAATAGTAAAAACTACTCCAAGGAATAGATATTCTGGAGGAAATGGTAAAGGATTCATGTCTATATAAATATACCTACTTTTTTATTTTTTATTGATTATCGATTAAATGTTAATTCGTAAATAATCATTATTAATTTTCTTTTGGTATAATATCCAATAAAAATGCCTAAAAAACTTTTAAAAGAAACAGATTTAGACAATTTAGAAACATTAAAGAGCGAAAGCAGCACCGATACTGAAGTCGAAGTATCCAATAATGATGCGGTAGAACAAACAAAACCTGAAAGAGTTAAGGTTGATTTCTTGGCTAGTATCGAAAGTAAAGCATTAGTAGAGGCAATTGCTCCTATAGTTGAAGACTTTAAAATAGAAAGTATTATGAAGGTAGTTCCTACAATAGTAAAACACGTTCAAAAATATAAATCATTAACAGGTCAAGAAAAGAAAACTATGATTGTTTCTATGTTATCTCATATTGTCGACATAACTGATGGACCAGGTGATGATGACCTATGGGACCCTATAATTAAACGTCTTATACCACACGTTATTGATACACTAGTTATGGTTGACAAAGGAAAGTTGAAACTCAACACTAAGAAAGGTGGATTACTAAGAATATTCAGTAAATTATTCAGCTGTTGTCGTAGTAGTAAATGCTGTTAATCATTCGATTTAATCATTCGATTTAATCATTCTTATCAGTTAATAATTCCCAGTTGTCATCACTATCTGACTCTATTTCACATTTTAGGTCTGTATCTGTAATTTCTATTTTTATATTAAGATTTGATGATGAAAGTGAATCACTATCAGTATCGCTTTTATAATCACGAGAACTTCTTTCACTTATAGGACTTAAAACCGTTTCTGTATTTTCAATAAAATCCATACTTGGTCTTTTCCTTATGTTTTCAGTTAATCCTATTTTAGGATGTGTTTCACAATAATTAATTTTTGTTGTTTCAACTACTTTTTCACTTGTATTAAATGGTGGTGGGCTAGTATATCTTTTAGGAACTGTTCTTGGGTCTGGTTGATGGTCTATAATTATTTCACTTAAGGGAGCATAGTTGTAGTCATTCATTCTATTACTTGAATTAAAGTAGTAGTTATAGTAATACTTTAGTTCGTAATAGACGCAACTCAACGTTTTTTTTATGTCTATACACAATTTAGTCATATTAATTAAATGAGATATAAAAATCTAGCATAATATAAAATGGGAGCGAAAATATCAACATTAGACGATAAAAATGATTCTCAAATAATACTAGGAGATTATGACTTACAAGATATTACTCCTCTAGGTAAAAAACCAGTAACACCAATTAATATAAAAACATTAATAGAAAAGAAAAAAATATACCCAAAAACTGAAGCCGCAGATAAATTGAAGGATATTGCTGAAACCTTTGACAATATAATAGATCAGAAAAATGATAGGATAAATAGTCTTATTCGTTATGAAACACTTTTAATGAATTACTCAAATAAAAATAGAGAAGTTCTAAAAGAACTGGATACTAGAATAAGCGAACAACATGGGTCCATAAAAACTGATACTGAATCAAACTATACTAAATTACTAAAGGCACAAAATTTAATGAAAGCTAGCGATGAAGAAAAAACTACACACCGTATTATGATTATTGCTATTGTTTTAATTTCATTAATAGGTGCTACTGCTGCTCTTCTCCTTATAAGAGCTAAAATTAAAAGTATGGAAATTAGAACCATATAAAGGGTAAATAATAATCTAAATACTAATTAATACTAATTAATAATGATTGAACCTAGCTTAAGGGTATTAGCTATGAAATACAACTCCGATAAAATGATTTGTAGAGGTTGTTATGCTCGCCTTGATAAAAGAGCCCAAAATTGTCGTAAGTGTAAAAGCACTAATCTAAGACTTAAAAAAAAAATTAATTAAAATTCAATCTATCATTTCTCTCTAATACAACCTACTAGATATCATCTAGTGCGTTTTCATCAGTATCATTGATATCCTTGAGTTTGATGCCAAACCATTTATTTGATGTAGCTGCTCCATACTTATTGATGGCATGAGTTTTAAGGTCCTTCTTCTTTGGTGGTGCCGTCTGTGTTCCTTTATTCTGTGCGAACCATTCTGTATATAGCTGATACATCTCGTTAAGGCTAACACAATCACCAGCAGTTCCGGTATGCTCGGTGTTTTCAACAATACATTCATCGAAGAACTGGGTGAAGTTATCACTATCGTTCTGATACTGCTTGGTGAATTTCATTACATCTTCTGGTTCAGCAATACCCTGGGTCTTGTATTTCTGGTGTTCCTTGAATAGCAAGAACATAAATGGTTCCTTCCAAGTATCCATTTTATCATCGAGCTGCTCGTCAATCTGGAACTGGAACTCATCATTAGGGTCTGGCTGGTCTGTGAAAACCGACTTGAACTCCACAGCACGAACACGACGCCAGGTACCACGGTCGCTAGCATTTATTTCTGGGAGAACATTACAAGTAAGAACCATCTTGAACTGTGGCTTGAATTCAATAGGGTCTTTGTGAAGACCACGTGCCATAATAGTATCACTACCTGAAAGTTCCTTCATAAGACCAACGTTAATTGACTCATCACCCTCAGGTTCCTGGAAACAGGCGAAACGCTTACCCTTAGTCTGCGCCAAGGCAGGAGTAGCACCTTCTGCCCTACCACGCTTCTGGGTAATAAGAGATACTGGAAGAGTGCAGCAGTAATCGCCGAAGCCCATACGGAACAATTCAATCAACTTCGATTTTCCATTACCTCCGCAACCAGTCCAGATGTGGAACTTCTGCTCCTTAACGCGACCACTAATAAAACTACTCAAGAGGCGCATCATATAATCGCGGACTGGTTTGATTGGAAGAACCTGCTCCATAAATGTTCTTACCTGGATAAGTTCCTCCTCATCTTCTTCAAAATCGCGATAATAAATACCAGTAGAGAAACTCAACTTATCTTCTGGGAATCCCTCGCGGAACTCTCCAGCTTCTAAGTCCAAAACACCATTTTCACAACAGATGAGGTCAAGGTTTGAATCTAACTCTTCCTCAAACTTTTCTACATAAAACATTTCAGCACATTCATCAATAAGAGCCTTCTTGAAGGAGGTTTTCTTCAACTGGGATATGAGTTTTCCAATCTTATTACTACGCTCAATAAGAATCTCCTTCATAGTGCTGCTTGAATCAAGTTCTACAGCTTCATTATTACACTCTGTTTGAAATTTCATATACAAATCGACAATAGCATTTGAAATGTATTTCCTCAAAGCAACAGCACTATCAGATTTGCGCCATCTGTGGTTCTTGAACTGATACCAAACCTGACTCCTAAGACCAGCACACACAAATTCATTCTTGAACTCGTTATAAATTACACGAGCAATATCAGTATGTGTGACGCTTAGTGAAGCGATGAGCAACTGTTTGCGGTTCTTACTAGCAATCTTGTTGAACTCAATTATGTTATCCTGCTTAGCCCAGCGACAGAGACTTCCCAATCCCAATCCTTCATTACTCATAGAAACCCACTCTGTTCTACATCCACCTTCCTGATACTTGAATGAGCGCTTACTAAAATTATCCCAGTCTTCTAAGAGACGATAGTCAATATTATGGAGACAAAATCCTAGCTGAATCCAAGGTTCATAATCATGCGCTCGATGGTCGCTCAAAATGGGAATGAGTTCCTTCGCCATCTTGTAATCTTCATCTGTAGCACGCATTTTATTTACTGGTGATTTTACACGTTTTAAGTTATTCATCTTCTTCTTAGCCCTGTGTTCATCAGGCATTTTTGAATTAATCTCTTCAATTTTACTTACCTCCTCTTCTGAAGGAACATATTTATATTTTGTATCAAAGTAGCGAACCGATAGTGTCTGTATCCTCTCTTTCTGTGTAATCCTGCTTGTAATCTCTTCCATATCATAGGAATAGCGCTTTGTAAGCTGGTATGGTGTTCCTCCTGGTTTGCCACTACCATACATCTGCCAGTTATTACGGTCAATTACACACTTATCATAAATATCACTAATAGGATTTGAAACACCAATATCCTTGAAAATTTTAGCGCAGGCTGGGTTCATAATTACGTTGTATCTTAGCGCAAACTGCACTTTTGGTTCTACTACAATATAAGGATACATAATATGAAGTCCATCCTTAGTAATGTTCTTTTCTTCGTCAAATCTAGCTTCTGGTTTTTCCATAACGAAAGCCTGGCACCGCGCATTTGGTGGACTAATCAAATTATAGAGCTCCTTATTCACTAGGTCCAAAAAGGTCATAACAGTAGCATCTGTGTAAGTTCTACCACTATCTCCAGGCATTCTCAAATCAAGGTCAATAACTATAGGACCGTTTTCACGGTGTTTTTCGGTAAGGTAGGCACTTCTACCATCCTTAAATACATAACGATAATATAAGTCTAAAAACTCATCTCTATCCTCATCTGGGATATTATAACTACCGCCATAGACACCATAAGCGGTATTGCCAATTACTGTATGGGTGAAATCTCCACCATCTACTCTCTTATGTGATTCTAGAAATTTTGGCAAATTATTCTTATGCTTATTTTTGGTTGCCATGCTAATATCTAATACGCAAGAATTTTTTTTAAATTATTTTCAGGTTTTGAATAGTATTTAAAATCAATTTTGTTGCTTTTAAACTAACGCAAAAAAAATAAAATCCCAGAGAAAAATTGAATTCTAAAAAAATAAATTAAGGATTTATAAAGATTAGAATATAGAATACTTGAATAAGAATGAGTAGCAAACTTTGTATGAAACGCCTAATGGTGGATAGGAAAAGATACGCTGAACTTGATAGTGAAAGTCTAGGTATCTATTGCCATTTCTCAGATGAAAATATGATGAACGTGAAAGCTATGATTATTGGTCCTGAAGAAACACCGTATGAAGGTGGATTTTACTTCTTCGATATTAATTTTAACAACCAGTATCCTCTTGTTCCTCCAAGGGTAGATTTCTGCTCTCTCAATAGTAATGTAAGATTTAACCCGAACTTGTATAAAGGAGGAAAGGTGTGTCTTAGTATTCTTGGAACATGGAGTGGTCCTGGATGGACGACTGCTATGAATCTTATTACAGTTCTTATTGACCTACAGAGTTTAATGAATGATAATCCTATCCAAAATGAACCAGGATACGAGAAACGCCACTGGAAAAAAGATGAAATTGCGGCAAGTTATAGAACACTTGTTGCCTATTATAATTTGACAGTAGCACAGTTCCAGATGATGGATAAGACACCACCTGGATTTGAATGCTTTAAAGAAGTTATGGAACGTAGGTTTCTAAGGAATGATATATTTTATAAGAGATGGCGTGATTTTATGATGCCTCTAGAGGGACAGCATTTTACAAATAGATATGCGGGAATGGGAACTGTAATTCATGCTAATCACTGGAGTTCTATGATTGAAGACCGTTTGGAACAATTACATTTTAAATATCCCAATTGGATGGAGGAGAAGGATGCTGAAGTTCCTGCGCTTGGTGGAGGTGGAGCTGCTGAAGAAAAAGAGGAAGCGGCTGGAAATGAGGATGGAAAGGATACTGAAGCACCAGATACAAAAAGTATTAAGGCGTCTAAAACAAATGCTAGAAAATCGCCAAAAGAACAGGCTAAACTGTATGAAATTGGTTTCACGAAGACCGGTGAAGATGGTAAATTGTGGGTTGTGAAAGGCTATGAAAGTGGTATGCGTAGATGGGTTCGCCACAAAAGCGGACAATAACCTTTTTATGAATTAATAATAATGAAATGAAAAATTGATTTAAATTTATTTTTTATTATAATATAATAACGAACTTACTATGGATGCTCTATTCTGTGTGAACTGTGATAATATGCTAGTGACTAAAATCCAGATGGGAGAACCTAGAGATGACGAAGCCGAGGAAAGTGAAGGCGCCGAAGAAGTTAAGGGAAGCACTCTAGTTCGCCACTGTAGAAATTGTAATTATTCAATTAAAGAACCAGAAGAAACTAAAAGTGTGTATCATTCAAACTTCAATTTAGATACTATCAAAAGAGAACACGTTGTTAATAAATATACTGCGTTTGACAACACACTTCCTAAGGCTCAAGGCATTAAATGTCCTAATGAAAACTGCCCTGTTAAATCAAGAAAAAGCGACATTCGTTATATTAAATATGATGACAATAGCATGAAATACATTTATATGTGCCTAGACTGCAACCGTGCTGGAATTGAACCTAGTGTTTGGTAAATTTAAAAAAAATGATACTTAATAAATATTTTTTATTTTATAATAGTATATGAAATCTACTCGTATAACTAAAAAGCTTAATAAGTTAGCTAAAAATAAAACTAGTAAAAAGTGTAAGTTAGAAAAAAGAGTTAGTAAGAAACATGTTAAGCGTTCTAGAGAGAAAAAAAGCCGCAAAATGCGTGGTGGTACTACTTCAGTAGTGGAACGTGCAAAACAATTTGGAGAAGTTGTAAATAGAAGACCACCTGAACCAGCCGGTAAATATGAAGAAG